GGTCTGCCCTTCCACACTGTGCCGTCTTTCCTCACATAGAGGTGATAGCCTATGCCAGACCACCCCATGCCTAAGTGCGTGTTGTGAATCGCCAGCACCGAGCAGTTGGCGGCCGCATGGTGAAGGAAGATATATTCTGTTGAAGAGCGTTTGCTTAATCGGCCTTTAAAGACCAGCCCTGCATCTTGTATTACCATTTAATCACCGCCCAAAAGTCCGCTGAATTGCTTATCGCCGTCATCAATCAACGGCTCATATACGATATAATCTGTCGGCTCTGTTACTTCTGTTACTTCCGCCGTTACTTCGTCGCTCATGGCTCCAGCGCTCGATTCATCTCAAGCACAGCGGATTCAATCATATTTTTTAGCGTTTGCGGGTCAATCTTGATTTGGCCGGATACATAGTTCACAACGTAGTTGTACTTTTCCTCGCCTACTCCTGCGCCCAGAATTTGCTCTGCTGCCTGTACGCCCAGCTTCACAAGGTTTTTAGCTTTCTCGATGTTTTCTGCGGCTACTTTTACTTTTATCCAAGGGATTAAAACAGAGGTAATAACCGCTGCCGCAAGAGCGATAACTGCCTGTACGATTGGTGTAAAATCAAAGTTCATGTCTTTACTCCTTTTAAAAATTATTCTTCTCTTGATATGATTTTATTGAGATACTTCCTAGCCATTTCAGCTTCTTCTGTATGATACTCTGCGAGAGCTTTAAGGTATGCCGTCTGCGCTTTTTGCACGTCGCCGTTAGTTTTTTCCCCTGCAACCGCCCTACTGGTATTAAACGCCAAGTCGCCGGTTGCGCCAAGCAAGCTGCCTGTCTTGATTTGGAGAGAGAGGTTATCTCTGTTTTGCTGCTCTTTCTCCTTCTTATATTTTTCCTCTTCTGTGTTTTGTCTTTTGCGTTCCTTTTCTGCCCTTAATTGCAGGCACGCCACTGTAATGATACCTATTGTTGATACTATTTGTACCCATACTGCTGTGTCCATAATGACTGCCCTCTTTCTTATGTATAAAGTTCAAACCCTGTGCCGTTGTCAATATACGGCATGTATTGCTCCCAGTCCGAGCCGTTGTCGATAAATACCTGCGCCGCCTCAAACTGTGAGCCATTGTCGATATAAACCAGTCCCAGAGCTGTTGCTATAGTCGCAACTGTTACATTTCCGGCGACTGTGTGCGTCGCGCCACTTTGGATAGGCGAGCCGTTGAGTGTGGCTATAACGTCATAGCCGGCGTCGGCGCCGAAAGTGATGTTGAGCACATCGCCATAAGCGATGCTCGCTCCGTCGCTTAGAGAAACGCCCCCACGCTTAACCTCGAGTGATGTGTGAGCCGCTTTGTTTAGTGTAAGCTGATAGACGCTTTTAGTGAGGTTTACATCAACCGCCGCCGTTGGCCAAGACCAAGTGCAGCCATTTGTACTTCCGGGGAATATGTAAAGATAATATGTTCCCGACTGATTTATTGTAACTTGGCCGTTTAAGCTGGCGTTGTATCGCGAGCCGCTCGGAGTGAAAGTCAGCGCGCCGTCAAAGTCCGAGCCTGCGCCTGCGTTAACATGTGACGTCGGGTTTGTCGTAACCTTATATCTTATAGGCTCGCCAGGGCTGCCAGAGTTTTTGACATGGTTTATCGCCCCAAAAGAAACAGCTATTTTGTCTGCGATAACACCGGAAGACACTGTAAGTTGATAGCGGGCGACGTAGTTATACCCTTGGTGTCGTCCCACTACTGTCGGCGGCGATACTTGGCTGCCGGCTAAATAAAAAGTCGGCGCTCCTGTCGTTATGACTGCCATCTAGCTCACACTTTCTTGAAGAAGATTCGGCCGGCGTTGCCAGCTGCGGGAAGGGTGTCGCCGTAGTTGGTGCTGGTGAGTTTTAGCATACCCTGAACAGTCAGAGGGCCTGTCACTGTTCCCCCTGTTTTGGGCAGCATTGCCTGTGAGATTTCTGTTTCGCGCTCCAACCCCTTTTTCAGCACGGTAAAAAGCTGAACAGGTGTACCAACAGTTATACCGTCAAGCGGGATTCGATATAGCGGCATTTCGGCCAGCAGGTCTCCCGCTTGAATGTCGCCTGCCGTATATGCAGGGTCTTCGGGATTGCTGGTTGCTGGAGTTCCTTTAATGACTGCCAGCTCTGCTTTTTCTACGCCTGATGCTTCTTTGGTATACCTGCAAACAACAAGGTCGTTTCGATATTGCCCCTGCGTGCCGTTTTCTAGAGTGAGGTTGACTGTTTCGCCTGCCTCGATTCTTATGTGCCGACCTTGCATTAATATATCGCCGTCTTCGATTCTGAGGTTGTTATTTGTCGTCGCCGTGCAAGCGAATTTCTTGCCGATGTTGAGCACATACCGCCCTGCGTCGACCAGCCCGATGTTAAGGCTTCCCGCATCGTCCGCTGTGACGTGTGCCGAGTTTGCATGTCCTGTTACTAAATGTATTTCTGCCATGTTATTCTCCTTATGCTACCCGTTCCCAAATATAAAAGGCCTTGTACGGGTTTAAAATGCTAAACGGCTGTCCGCCGCCGATATTGAGGTCAATTCGGACGTTGTTGTTCGATGATTGTGTGGTAGAGCCTATAGCGAGGTCCCACCTGTTGCCGCCATTTAAAACGCTTGTAAAGCAATTGTCCACACCGGGTGTGTTATAGACGTCCATGTTATGGAAATATTGAATTTGTCTGGTTTGGAAACTGCCCTTAATAATAGGCAATTCGTCTTCTGTTAACGTATGCGTTGCCGAGCCGCCTGTTGAGCCGGCGGGATATTGAGCCGAAGCGCCGATAATCATTCTTCCTTCCACTCGCTGCCAAGTGCCGAATCCAAAGAGCGTNGCGGGGTTAATGTCGGCGGCTGTGATATGGACTGAGCCAATCGGGAAAACATCTTGGAGGGTAATTCCGCCACCGCCGCCCGATGATGTTTCGCCGCTGAAGCTCCCGCTGCTAACTTTAGAGCTTCCGCTTGTAGTGTCCAAATCAACCGTGATTCTGCCGTCTTTGATTTTGACTATTTTCTTTTTAATCTCAGTCTTAACCGAAATTCCGGTCACATTATCGACGGCTCCAACGATGTCGCCCACCGAATAATCGTCGGCCGCTTCGTTAAAGTCGATTGTGATGTCGTCTTGGTCTAATAGCTCTTTAAAGCGTTTAATGCCTTCCGCTTGGAGCTCCGCCGCTGTTTCGCACTGGGTATTTTCGTAAATTGCAACCAGCTCATCAGCCCCTGTAATTGCCTGTGTGGTGCTTATGTTCCCGTCAGTATCTGCATATAGGTGGACCACTGTTCTCGCCGCCAGCTCGCCCTGCCCTAAGCAGACAAGGTGGTTAGTTTTGTTGACTGTTTTCTTGGCGCAAAATTCAAGAATATCCGAGTCAAATTCATCTTCTGATGCCGTGTAGTCTGTAATAGGCTGAGCGGCCAGCTTCACCATATCGCCCACATAGCACATGCAGAGTTTAGCCCCGTTGTCTTTGAGCATCCTTAATATGCCGTTATATGCAGGGATGTAGCGAATCATTTGATAGTTTGTGATTGCAATTCCGGAACTTACCGTTTCCGCCACAAACAGCGACCCAAGGCCGAGCGTGGTTATTAAGTTCGCCAAGACCGCATTTGCATCGCCGCTTAAAATTAGATAGTCAGCTCCGGCCGGCGGCATCAGCACCTTGCTGTTCAAGATGCCGTGCCAAGACCGGCCGGAATAAACTACCTTCTTTGTTGCCGTGTCAGACTCGATAGCGTCTATAATTCCGCCGTATTCTGTGCCTTCGATGTAGATGTATTGCCCAGGGCTTAATATGTGCTTCGTTCCGGCCTGAAGCTCAAAGTCGTTTTCGCCGGAACCGAACGCCAAGTCCAGCTCGTATGCGCTGAGAATGCCTTCATCTACTCGAGTGGTTGTTGTATAAATCAGATCCATTTCGGCTCACTCCTCTCCTCAATGAGAATTAAGTCAAAGCCGAATAATCCGTTCCAAGATACCGCGCTCTCTCCGGCCGGAATTGGCTCAAAAATATAGGCGCTCCGGTCGCGATCTTTAAATTTATTGGTTATTGTGCCGTCAGTTCCGGTCAAGTAGATTTCTTTTCGTTTGCTGTCAATCGTCAGATATTCGCCTGTCGCCACAGTGCAGTCGACCTGATAGGTATGTGAGCCTATCGTGATAGCCGGATTGGCGCAATCGCCATAGATGATTAGCCGGAAATTTGACGGAATAAAGTTTGGATTGCTGATAATGTCGTTTTGCACACCCGATGTATAATCGTGCGGAAAGTCAAAAGGATAGTCCAGTCCGTTAGGGCTGCCGGTTGACTCAAAATAAGAGCGTTTCGCCTCTTTGTACCAATAGGGGTATTCAACAGTGAGCGTTAGCCCGACTGCCATGTGTCGCTTTCGATACAGATAATCATTCTTCTTTGAGGCCGTGATGTAGCAGCTAAGGTAATAGCCGTTCAGCTCCAGCCTTCCCGCCTTCTCTGCTATGACGTCTTTTTCGGTGATTTCAAAGAGTTTGTTTCGCAGTTCAAAGCCCCGCGCTTCATTTCTGCAGTGCAGAATAATTGGCAGGCTTTTTCTGGTCAGTCCGCGCATAAACCCCGCGATTCTGTTATTTTTTTGAATGACATCCCAAGAATAGTCATGCAAGTCATTCTCGAATACGTAAGCCTCTTCGTCCGCAAAAACAAAGCGCTCGTTTAAGTGGTTTGTATAAACTAAATTTTCTTTCATTACACCACCGCCAGTACCGCCCTGCCCAGCTCTCGTTTATCGATGTTGAGCGTGACTGTTGTTTCCTCTCGACTGCTAACTGCCACCAAGATGCCTTGCAGCAGGTCAACGACTGCGCTGTTCATATTGCTCCTGTTGTAGTCTGCGGCTTCCTGAGCTGTCAATACCCGTTCGCCTCGGTGGAGTATTGCCGGAAAGTCGTCATACGGGACATATTCCAAGCCTGTTTTAGATTTTTTGCCATGGATTAAAGAGCTCCCAGCGCCTGCGCTTCCGCCCATGCCCACCGCGTCGCTATCGATATAAGCTATTTCGCCTATATCCGTGCCGCCGAGATACCGCCCGACAACATTAACATTGACATTGACATTGCCAAACAAGTCGTCGACAAGCCCTTTAAACCACCCAACCAGCTCACCCCACGCTTCGGCGATTCCGGCTATAATTTGAGCAACAATTTCTCGGCCGGCCGCCTTGAGTCTTGCCCAGCCTTCAGACAGCGATTGCGAAAGAGCGTCGATAATTGCACTGCCCTCGCCTTCAACATCGCCTTTCTTGCCTGTGATGCCGGAAATGAGAGCGGATATAAGCTCCACGCCTAATGCCGCCATTTCGCCGACGAAAGCAAGGATGCCTTCCGCTAATGCAATAAT